CGCAAAAGCCGGAGATAAGATTCTTGATACTCATGTCGGTTCAGCAAGTAGCTTGATTGCTTGTCAGGAGTTAGGTTTTGAATATGTTGGTTGTGAGCTTGACAAAGACATCTTCAACCTTGCTCAACAGAGACTCAATGACTATGAAAAACAAATAAAATTACTTTAGAAGATGAAAAGGAGGATTTGGTATGGTACCAAAATTTAGAGCGTGGGATACCACAAATAAAGAGATATTTAAAGATACTTTCGCAATAACAGAAAGCGGACAAGTTGTAGTAGTTGATCAATCCTCTGTCTTTGTTAGTCCAGATTATGTTTTCGTTGACAATCTAGTCATCATGCAATCAACAGGTCTTTTTGACAGAAATAACAAGGAAATCTTTGAGGGGGATATTATTACAAATGGTAAAGATGTTATGTGTATGAAGAGACATAACACGCTAGGCTTTTACGTAGAACAAAAAGGCAAGGTTGAATTTATTGCAGATAGTGCAGTTTTAGAAGAATTTGAAGAGGATGCTAAAGAGATTGCTGATATCCTCGAAATCATCGGCAACATCTACGAGAATCCAGAACTTTTGGAGGCTATCAAATGAACCCAGAAATAATTGATAACGTAAATAAACCAAGCCACTATCAAGGTAGATACGGTATGGAGTCTATCGATGCTTTAAGAAACTTCATGACACCAGAACAATTAAAGGGTTTTTATCTCGGAAATGCCTTGAAGTATCAACTGCGATTTCAGAAGAAAAACGGTCTTGAGGATTTGAAAAAGGCACGTAAGAACCTTGAATGGCTTATTGAGGAGATAGAGAACGAGCAGGCACAATTGAGGAAAAACCATTGTAGAACATAGATGATAATGGCATTAAAAAAAGCCAAGACACTCTCTGCCTCAGCTATAATTAACACACTATTATTATATCATAAAAGGAGATAGAGAGTGAAGGCTAAAGAGCTTTTAAGCGAATTGCAGAACCTTGACATGGATATCCAAAGTCGTATTGACGAAATCAACGAACTTGAGGCTGGCCTGCTCTCAAGTCCAAAGTGGGCCGAAGCTAAAGTAAAAGGTGGGCAGACAAGAAAGATTGATGATGTATATGCTCAGTTGATCACGATGAAGGATGAAATCGAGAAGGACACTAATGTTGTTATCAATCGTAAAATGGAATTAGGGCGGATGATTAACAAGCTGACAAATCCTAAGCACAGAACAATCCTGAGAATGACTTATATCAATAAAGGTACAGCTGATAGTATTTGTTATGACTTGAAAATGAGCCGTACAACCTATTACAGATTAAAGAATGAGGCAATTTTAGCCCTAGAAGAAGTTATCTGATGTCATAAGTTCAAAATGGGACTATTTGGGACGGCGCGGTTCTAAAAATCTGTTAAAATGGTAGTATCAAGAATTAAGGGGTGAGCGTCAATATATCACCCATTAACTTACAAATGGTTGCGGAGCGACTAGACCTTGCATGATTGCGTAGCTACTTATATCCTAGGTAAGTTATAAGCTAGAGGGTTTGATTCCCTCAGAGGTTTTAAATGACTACAAAAAATAAAAAAAGGAAAACTTCAAATTGATTTCTAATTAACACGCAAGGTAGTAGTCGCCTTGCATTAAGTCACTCATCGAGTGGCTTTTTTTAATTATTAAAAAGGTGGTGATGGAAAATTGAATGAAAGACAAAGACGATTCGCAGATGAGTACATCATCAGCGGGAATGCAACAGATGCAGCTATTAAGGCAGGGTATAGTGAAAAGACTGCTAGAAGTCAAGGACAAAGATTGTTGACAAAAGTTGACATTTCTGAATATATCAAAAAAAGAATGGATGAGATTCAGGATGAAAAAATCCTGACTCAAAAACAAATTCTTGTGATGTTGTCAGAGATTGCATCAGGTCAGGCAAAAGAGACAATTGTGGTCACGACAAAAGTAGCTGAGTTGATGACTGATCCCGTGACTGGTAAGTCTGTAAAAGTCTACAATGAAATCCCTCAACTTGTCGAATATCCAACAAAGAACAGCGATAGGAACAAAGCTTTGGAGTTACTAGGGAAACGACATCAAATGTGGACTGATAAAGTAGACATCAATGCAACGGTTACCGAGACTAAGAAGTTTGACGATATCGTCAGTCAGTTGGGCGGTGATGGACTTGACGAATAGCTTCCCTTTATCTCAAAAGTACATCGACTTTTGCAACAGCTTTAATAATGTTGATGCTGACTTTTTGGAAGGTACAACGGCAGCTGGAAAAACAACGGTTGGTGTTGGTGTCAAGTTTATGCGAGCGGTCAGCAAAAGTTCGAAGAAGTTTCACATCATTGCAGCAAAGACAGTTGGTGTAGCTGAAAAGAATATCATCAATCAGGATAACGGAATTTTAGACATCCATAAAACAGCCGTCTACTGTGGTAATGGTGATAAAGATTCGAAGATTCCTCACATCAAGTTTGAGGGGAAAATTATTTATGTACTGGGATATGACAACAAGGAAAAATGGAAGCTGGTTCTTGGTGGACAGTATGGATGTGTCTATATTGATGAGGTCAACACGGCTGACATCGAGTTTGTCCGTGAGTTGTCCACACGTAATGATTATTTGATGGCAACGCTCAATCCAGACAACCCTGACTTACCCGTCTACAAAGAATTTATTAACAAGGCACGACCGTATAAAAAGTACGCAGGTGATGTGCCGGAAGAAATTATGCGAGACCTATCAGAACCAGCTAACCCTAAATGGCGTTACTGGTTTTTTACGTTTAATGACAATTTGTCACTAACACCAGAAGCCATCCAGAAGAAAAAGGATGCTGCACCAGTTGGGACTAAGCTCTACAAAAATAAAATACTTGGTCTACGTGGCCGAGCAACAGGAATTGTCTTCGTTAACTTTGATAGTAAAAGACATGTGTTGAGTAAGTCTTTTGTAAAGAATACGGTCACGTTCCAGCGGTTCACAGCTGGACTAGATACAGCTTACTCAGCAAGCAGTCCGGATACAATTGCAATGATTTTCCAAGGGATATCAGATGACGGAAAGTTATACACGCTGGATGAGGAAGTCTACAACAACGCTGAGCTTGATGTACCGATTGCACCATCTGATACGGTGGTCAAGTTTATCGATTTCCTAGAGCGCAACCGTGGTGAATGGGGGCTGGCGCGTGATGTATTTGTTGATAGTGCGGACCAAGCAACAATTACAGAATTAAACAAATACAAGCGACAATACGGCTGTCTGTATATCTTTAACAATGCTTATAAGAAAACCAAAATTATTGACCGGATCAACTTCCAAATTGGTTGGTTAGCTCAAGGTTGCTACTATGTGTTAAGTCATTGTACGAATCATATCAAAGAGCTAAACACGTATGCGTGGAAAGAAGGAAAAGATGAGCCGGAAGATGCAAACGATCACACAATCAATGCGAATCAGTATGCATGGTTGCCATACAGGAAGATAATCGGAAGAAAGGAAAACTAAAGTGGGAATAATGGATATGATCAGAAGGAGTATGAGAAGCTTTCTCAAACTGGAACAGGCACAGCCAAATGTCATCACAATTACAGAAGCAATGACGTTTGAAGATAATGCAGCAAAGAACCAAATTTGGTATCGCGGTGACTCATACGAACTGGACCAGCTCTACAAGCAATTACCACATAGCAACATCAACTTTTGGGGAGCGACAAGTACTCCTGGGCAAGAAATTAGAAAGATTCACACAGGAATCCCTGGTCTTATCGTTGATAGGTTGGTAGATATCACGCTGCACGATATGAATGATTTAGACTTTGCCGAGGAAAAGCAAGGAAATTTGTGGGAAAAGATTGCTGAAGATAGCAACTTCCACGATCAACTGCAGGAGGCGATTAAAGATAGTCTTGTGATGGGTGATGGTGCTTTTCGCATTTCATTTGATCCGAAACTTACAGCATTGCCTATTGTTGAATGGGTTGGTGGAGATAGAATTGAAATCATCTACAACCGTGGAAGATTGAAAGAAGTTATTTTCCGCACGCACTTCACAGAACACAGACGGAGCTATTTGCTCGAGGAAATCTACGGATATGGCTCATTAACTTATAAGCTCTACAGGGGCGAAACTGAGCTAGATATGAGCGCGACAGAGTACACTGCTAACCTTGTCGATGTGGAGTTCGATAAATCCGTTATCTTGTGCTTGCCGTTTAAGATTTACACGTCGCCTAAAGTAAAAGGCCGTGGTCAATCTATCTATGATCGTAAGACAGATGCTTTTGATAGCTTGGATGAGTCTTGGAGTCAGTGGATGGATGCTCTTCGTTCTGGACGATCACGAGAGTATATTCCTGAGAACTTACTTCCTAGAGATCCTTACACAGGCGAAATTAGTAAGGGCAATCCTTTTGACCATCGTTTTATCAAGGTCGAGACAGCGATGGGTGAGGATGCCAAAAACACAATCACATTGCAACAAGCTAATATCCCGCATGAAAGTTATTTGAGTACATATGTGACCGCGCTTGATTTAGCTTTACAAGGCATTATTAGCCCGTCAACACTCGGTATCGATGTCAAGAAACTAGATAATGCCGAGGCTCAACGTGAGAAAGAAAAAGCAACGCTCTATACTCGTAATGCTATTGTGACAGCTCTGCAAGATTACATACCACGCTTGATCGGTATGGTTTTGAATGCTGATAGTGTGCTTAAGAAAGAACCACTACAGAAAGTCAAGGTCGACGTTCCGTTTGGTGAGTATGCTAATCCTAGTTTTGAATCGCAGGTTGAGACAGTATCCAAAGCCAAGACAGGCGGTATCATGTCGATTGAAGCGAGCGTTGAGGAGTTATACGGTGACTCAAAAGACCAGAATTGGAAAGACCAGGAAGTGGCAAGAATCAAAGCAGAGCAAGGTGTGACAGAAGTCAACGTGCCATCATTGAATGAAGCTGCTAACGATTTTGAGATAGAGAAGGAGGCTGAAGATGCTGAAGACGGTGACGATAGGACAGAGGATCTATCACATGAGTCAGAAGGAAGCGCAGGGACTTCTACAGATAGCGAGTGATAATGTAGAGTTTGGTATCTATGCTGTTGAGAAGAACAACAAGTTGGATATGCTCAACCTCAAAATGCCTAGTAAAACGGCTTTGAAACGACAATTGAGAAGTTTTAAAGCGCAAGGTTTTAAGGTGTACTGCAATGGCTTATGATGTATCTAAAGCATTTGAACGAATTGAAAACGATCTGCTTGATTCCATGATTAGAAATCTAGGAAGGCATAAGGCAGAGGAAACTGCTGAAGGTTTTGAATGGGAACAATGGCAGGTCGCTCAATTGAAGGAGCTTGAACGATTTAAGCGAGCTAATGCCAAAAAATATGGCAGAGAGTTTGCCAATATCAATAGCAAGATCTCCACAGCTATCCAAGAAGCCTATAGGCAAGGCATGGATGATGAGGAAATGTCTATCCTGGAAGCTATCAAGAACGGTTTTGAATTTAACAGTGGAAAAGATAACCTAGGGGCTTCATTTTTTGCTATCAATGAACGAAAGTTGAATGCGTTACTTAACTCGGTAGAGCATGATATGAAGACGGCAGAGCATGCTGTATTGCGGTATACAGACGACCAGTACAGACGCACAATATTTGATGCTCAGGTAGCAGCTAACACAGGAGCTAAGACTTATGAGCAGTCAGTGGATATGGCCACCAAGGATTTTCTAAGTCGGGGTATCACATGCATCCAATACAGTAACGGTGCCATGGTAAATATCGTATCGTACACTGACATGGCCATTCGGACAGCAACCAAAAGAGCCTACCTAATGGGTGAGGGAGTCAAGCGCCAGGAGTGGGGGATTCATACTGTTATCTTAAACAAGCGATCGAATGCATGTCCTCTGTGCATGCCTTTTGAAGGTAAAGTATTGATTGATGATGTCTGGTCAGGAGGTAGTGCGGATGATGGTCCATATCCATTATTAAGTTCTGCAATGGCAGCTGGTTTGTATCATCCTAACTGTAAAGATAAGCATACAACTTATTTTCCTGGTATCAGTAGCGAGCCAGAGAAAATATTTACAAATCAGGAATTGGACGACATCAAGGAAAGACAGTTACTGGACAACAAAGTTCAGTATGCTAAGCGACAGGAGAAACGCTTTAGCAGATTATCGCAGTTCAGTCTCGATGAAGACAATGTTCAGAAGTACACATTAAGGGCGGAAGAATGGTCTAAACTTAAGTCTAATGCAGAAGAAAATCTGAAATACTTTGAAGCGGAAAAAGGATACAAATTATACCAAGAGTTTTCTCTCGAAAGTGATAGTGATTACAAGAAATTCATCAATCGTCAGAGATTGCCTAGAGATACTAGTGGCGTAGCTTCGAAGAAGATTGCTGCAGAGACACGACACACGTATATCGATGCGACTCGAAAAAAATTCAAGGATGGTACAGAGCTTGGACAAGACTTGTTTGCAAGACTAGCCGACCAGTCGGCGATTGCAACTATTGCAGAAACAGGAGTTGTGAGATATGAATCTGGAAAACTCTTCCTGAACATGTATAAGGATGTAGACGACCCTCGCGGACCTGGTACTGGTTATTTCCATGAATTTGGCCACCAAATAGATGAGAAGCTAGGTTGGGAATTCACAAAGGATAAAAAAATCCTTCAACTTCTGCGTAAAGACTTTATCAATTTATCTGACGAGACTATTTTCGAAGCAATCCATATCAACGATAAAGCCTCTTCGGCATCTGATATATTAGGAGCGTTGAGTGAAGGTAGAATACAAGGTAAGTATTCGCACTCGCTCGTTTACTGGGAGAAAAAAGGAAATATCGAGAGCGAGTTTTTTGCGCATGTGTTTGAGGCACAATTTGATGATGAACGCAGAGAAATACTTGAAAAAACTTTTCCTGAGAGTTATAATTATGTTATAAATAAACTAAAGGAGAGGTAGTCATGCGGATTATCGAAAGCTATCTACGTGTAGCAGAAAAAGCAGATACATTCAGCGACATCTTTGGATATCGTTTAGTAGCCCCGATTTTTCCTGTAGCGGCTATCTATGGACCACAAGAAGAGAGCGATATCTTTGAAGCAAAACTAGATAAATGTATCAAAGATCAGTACGATTATTTTGCAGATGAGTACGGCTATGATTCAGATGAGAAAAGACGTAGACTGCAACGTGAGAAGCATGTATTTTACGATTGTTAATATCACAGAGCGCCGACAAGGTGCTTTTTTCGTACTCAGAAAGGATTGAAAAAATGAAATACAGAAAGAAACCAGTAGTCATTGAGGCGGTTCGGTTCGTAAATACGGAAGAATCAATTTTGAAATTGTCACAGTTAGGATTGGATCCAATTCGTGTAGATTATGCTGATTTGGATAATCCGGTTTTAAAGATAGAAACACTTGAAGGATTGATGATTGCAACAGAAGGTGACTACATCATCAAAGGCGTGCAAGGTGAATTTTATCCATGCAAGCCTGATATTTTTGCAGAAACATATGAAAAAACGGAGGAATGAAATGTTAGAAAAAGCAAAACAATTGGCATCACAAGAATTTTCGCGCTTATCAGATCGTGAAATCAAAGTAGAAGACTGCTTTGTAGTTTGGTTTAGCAAGACCCTGCAAAATTGGAAAGCTCTTGTTAGTACGAGCGCAATTACATCAAGCGAACCTTGTGGAAATTATGCAGAAATCACGCATAACGGAGACAAGAATGAGACTTATGTGGATGTTTACGCCAAGGTTTCAAATCGTGCCATTAAAGATTAGGAGGTGATCCAACATCTTGACTGGCAGGAATAGACTGCTATAAATTACTGTAAATTGCTATAAACCGCCTCGAATTCGACGCGGTTTTTCTTATACTCTAACCGTACGGGATTCCATACGGTTTTCTTTTTGTCCGAAGACTAAAAACTACGTGGAGACACCAGTGACAATAACTGAAATAGGGAGACACCCTTAAAACTGAAAGGAGAACGCTATGTTCAAACGCAAACTATTTTTCCATAATGCAGATACAGGAACTGGCTCTGCAGGTGGACAAGACACGTCAAGCCAAACTCAACCAGCTAGCACTCCTGAGATTGACTATGACAAAATCGCTAGCATTGTCGAAGGCAAGCAAAAGGTTGCTGAAGACACCGTGCTAAAAAATTACTTTAAGCAGCAAGGATTGAGTGGTGAAGAAATGGCTCAAGCTATTACTGCTTTTAAGTCGCAGAAATCTGATGCAACACCAGACGTCACATCACTACAGAAACAGTTAACACAGGCACAAGCAAGTGCATTGCAAGCTAATTTAGAGCGAAATCTACAATTAGCAGCAATCGAGGAAGGATTACCTGTTGGTGTACTACCTTATGTGATGAAATTGGCTGATACATCAACTCTCACACTTGAATCGAAACCAGAAGATTTCAAAGCTATTGTCGCAAAAGTTTTGGAAGACGTTCCTGCACTGAAGCCAAATAAAGAAGAATCAACTGGGTTTCAACAAATCGGATCTACCGGTAAAACACAACAAACTAACCAAACTGATGCCATTGCTGCAGCGTTTGGTCTTTAAGAAAAAGGAGAATTAAATTATGACAGTTTATAACTACGCAGAACAATTTGAACAAGCTTTGCATCAAAAATATGCAAAAGAACTTGCGTCTGTAGATTTGTTTAACTCAAATCCACAAGTGAAATTTATCAACGCTCAAACAATCAAGTTGCCGAACATCACAGTATCTGGTTACAAAGACCACAATCGTCAAACTATCGGTTTTAATTCTGGAACAATCTCAAACGATTGGGAACCAAAGAAACTCGAACATGATCGCGACATCGAATTTGCAATCGATCCTATGGATGTTGATGAAACAAACCTTGTCGTCTCTATTGCCAATGTCCAAAATACTCTGGAAACTGAACAAGGTATTCCTGAAAAAGATTGCTACGTGTTCTCAAAACTCTACACAGAAGCTGGAAAGTATGCTGCTAATGGTGCCACTATCGACACTACAACATTGACTGCAGAAAATATCTTGCAAAAATTTGATGACGCCATGGAAAAAATGGACGAAGCAGGTGTTCCGTCTGAAGGCCGCATTTTGTACGTCACTCCAGCTGTCAACAAGCTCTTCAAACAGGCTAAAGACATCCAACGTGTGCTAGGAGTGAATGGTTCAAATGGCGACGTCAAACGCTCTATCTATAGCCTTGATGACGTTAAAATCAAACAAGTGCAATCAGCTCGCATGAAATCACAATACAACTTTACAAATGGCTGTGTCGCAACAGATGAAGCGAAACAAATGAACTTCATATTAATCCACCCATCTTGTGAAGTTGCTCGTGAAAAATACTCTTACATCAAAGTATTTACACCAGGTCATGACTCACGTACAGCTGACAACTATTTGCTTCAATCTCGCTTCTACATGGATGCATTCTTGATTAAGAATAAAGCAGCGGGTATCTTTATCAACGCGACAGCGTAAGAAAGGATGGTGTAGTATATGGCATTAAAAGCAATTAAGGGCGCTCGCGTCTATGATATCGATGAGTCAGCGATCAATGATTTTGTTGGTCGTGGCTTTGAAGTTTACGAAGATGGTGAACTTAAATATGGTGAATCTGTAGACAAGGTGTCAAAAGAGGAGCACGAAAAAGTTTTGGCTGAATTGAAAAATGCTAAGGATGAAATCAAGAAGCTCAAAGGAGCTAAGGAGTAACAGTCATGTATGCTAGTCCAGATTATTACAAAAAGACGTTTGTTGGTGTGATTTCTGCTGATCCAGAAGTTCTGGCTAGCAAACTTAAATCAGCTTCTGACAAGATTGATATACTTACGTTCAACCGAATCCGTGGCATTGGATTCAACAATCTGACACCATTTCAGCAGGAAGTTATCCAAAAGGCTTGTTGTCAGATTGTTGACTTTGAGGAGGTTAATGCTGATTTGATAGCTACTACAGTTTCAAACTACAGCATTAATGGTGTGTCAATGCAATTTGGATCAAATTGGAACATTGCTACAGAACAAGGTATTGTTATTTATCGCAAAACCTATGAACTTTTGAAGCAAACAGGATTGACGAGGAGGGTTATTTGATGAAATTTCCACAACTTGTCTTACCTCAATTTTGTCAGACGCCAATCACAGTCACAGTCAACCAAGAGGGAGTTTCTGAAGATGGCGAACCTTTGGAGGCGTTTAGAGAAAATCTAAAATGCAATTATCAGGACGGTGTCAAAACAGTCCTAACCGAACAGAAGAAGCTGGTCCAAATTACTGGGTCAGCTTATTTTGTTGGTGATATTGCACCGTATTTGCCTACATTGAGCGGTGGGACTGCAATTGTATTTGGCATTGCCAGGAAGATTGCCGACAGCCGGAAAGCTAGAAATCCAGATGGGACTGTCAACTATACCTACATCGGATTGGAGTGATGATATGTTTGTGAATTCTACAGTAAAGCTAGATTTTGGCACTATCCGAAAACTGGAAAGGGCTCAAATCATAGCACTGGAACAGACTGCTGAATACCTGCATACAGAAGTTGTGCAGGCACAAGTCGTACCATTTGATAAAGGTGTGTTGCAAGGCGAAGCAATGGCTCCAGACTACTCACGTTCATCCCAAGGTGTAGTAAGCCTGGTACATTCCACTCCTTACGCAAGACGATTGTACTTTCATCCTGAATATCAATTCCAGGCGAAAGAAAATCCTCATGCAAAAGGAAAGTGGTTTGAGGATTGGGCTGACGGTGGCAAGAAGTCACACAAAATAAAACAAGCCTACGGGCGACTTTACAAACAAATCACGGGGGTTTAAGCATGATTACATTAGCTGAAGTCCGTGACTGGATTAAAACATTTAATGCAGCTAACAATTACTACATTGGTAAGATCGATAACAAGCAAGAAAACAGTATAGGAATTTACCAACGAAAGACAATCGATGGTCCTCGGGTAGCAATCGGAGGCAGATCACTGACAAGCTATGATGTCAAATCAATCAGCATCTTAATTCACTGGAACAAGAATGCGAATGAGACTGAGAAGCGTGCTCAGTACCTCTACAATCGTCTATTTGAGGCTGAATCGGTTGTTATCGGTGGAACACCTATTAAGATGATTTCCTTGTTACAGAACGAGCCTGTGGACGTAGGAACAGATGATAATAACGTGTATGAGCGTGTTATCGAGCTTGATTTATATTACGAAAGAGAGGGCAACTAATGGCTCAGAAAACTGGGGTATTCCCCGTATATGAAAACCAGTTCCAAGTAAATAAAGGAACTGCAGGAGTTGAATCACTTGTTGATATTGCAGACATGGAATCATTCTCAGTATCATTTGACAATGGTGTTGAAGAATGGAAACCATTTGACCAAAAAGGTTGGACACGTCGTTTGATGACTGCGAAGTCAGTTACAATTTCCGTTTCTGGTAAACGAAATGTAGGTGACGCAGGTAACGACTACATCGCAGGTCTTGCGTTTAAAAATGGTCGCGATTCTGAAGCGGACTTCCAATGGACTTTCCCAGATGGAACTAAAATCAAATTTAAAGACGCGGTTATCAATCTTAAGGACTTTATCTCGGGGGATTCAACTGGTGTTGCACCATTGTCATTTGACGTCATGTCAAATGGTAAACCGGAAGTGGTGCCAGCAGGTTAATTTAGAGGGTTTCGACCCTCTTTTTATTTTAAGGAGGAAATATGGCTGAAGCTGAAGAAACCAACGCAATAGCAACCATGGCTTTTATTGATACCGATACAGGTATTGAATACAAGGCTGGAGATACCGTTGATTTAAGCGGTAAATCCAAAGAGCGAATCGAAGCTATGGCAAGCAAAGAAAATCGAACTGGTCAAGTACTGATCAACATTTTATCTGAAGAAAAGGAAATTGAATAATGTCAAAAGTAATTGATATCACAGAAAAACTTAATTTTGAAGAAAATCCAAAATTGAAAATTAAGGATGCTGAAATTGAAGTCAATACAGATGCAACAACTGTACTGACTCTGATGCAGACTATCGGTGATGAAGAAGGAACTCCATCTGCCAAAAAAATGATGGAAATGTTTGAGCTAATCTTCCCTGAGAATAGTCGTAAAGCACTTGATGAAATGCGTTTGAATTTTGCTGATTTAACTACAGTTATTGAAGCAGCGATGACATTGGTCATGGGAGAAGAAGAAGCGGGAGAACAGTGAGCCATACTATGACCTATTTGAGGATTTCGATTTAATCGTCAGTTCTCTCAGGACACAGTATGGCTTATCTGTATACTCTAATGAATTTAAGAATATGAAGTGGAAAGAGTTCAAGGCTCTCTTAGCTGGTTTGTCCGGAGAAACACCACTTGGTCGAATCGTCCAAATTCGGAGCGAAGATGACCCCAAAATGCTAGAGGTATTTTCAGAAGGACAGCATCGTATTCGCAATGAATGGAGATTGAAACTTGCCAAAGAGAAAACAGAACAAGATTTGACTCAAGTTCTTGAAGAATTAAAACAAGCCTTTATTGAGATGGCTAAGTAGGAGGTGATAGCTATTGGCACAGACAGTTGGCCAGATTGGTCTTGACCTTGTCGTCAACGACAAACAATTTAAAGGGCAGATGAGTGGCTTGCAAGGTATGGCGACGAAAGCTGCCAAGATGCTTGCGGGAGCATTTGCGATCAAGAAACTTGTTGATTTTGGAGCTCAAGCTATCAAACTCGGCTCAGATCTCAACGAAGTACAAAACGTTGTTGACGTTGCTTTTCCACGTATGAGCAAGCAAGTTGATGACTTTGCAAAACAAGCTATGTATACCTCTGGGTTATCAGAGACCATGGCAAAACGATACATCGGTACATTCGGTGCGATGACTAAAGCTTTTGGTTTTAACGAACAAAAAGCTTACGAGATGTCAACAGCCTTAACTAGTTTAGCGGGTGATGTGGCATCTTTTTATAACATTAGTCAAGATGAAGCCTACACAAAGCTGAAATCAGTCTTTACTGGTGAAACAGAGACGCTTAAAGATTTAGGTGTTGTCATGACTCAATCAGCACTTGATGCCTACGCAATGGCTAACGGATTTGGAAAGACGACACAAGAAATGTCTGAGGCTGAAAAAGTTGCTTTGCGGTTCGCATTTGTAACAGACAAGCTTTCATTAGCTAGTGGCGACTTTGCTAGGACATCGGATAGTTGGGCTAACCAAGTTAGGATTATGAAGCTACAGTTCGAAAGCTTTATGGCAAGCGTTGGAGTTGGCTTGATTAACATTTTTACCCCAGTTATCAAAGTCATTAACTTTTTGCTCAGCAAATTGCTGACAGTAGGTAATGCTTTTAAAGCATTGACGGAGCTATTTACGGGCAAGAAGTCTATGAAAGGCTCCGGTATTCAAGAAACTGCCGATGCGATTGGTAATTTAGGAGAGGCTTCTGATGGTGCAGCAGGAGGAGCTGGCAACTTAGGAAAAGCCGCTAAAGGAGCCGGAAAGGCTGCGGATGGGGCTGGTAAAGCAGCCAAGAAAGCTGCCCAAGAAATGAAATCTCTCATGGGATTTGACCAAATCAATAAACTATCTGACTCATCCGATAGCGGAGATGGTGGTGGAGATTCCGGAGGCAGTCCTGGTGGTTCAGGCGGCGGAGGTGGTGGAACACCTAAAGGCGCTGAAGTCGATATGGGGAAAATTGCTGAAGGTGGGAATCAATTAGACGGTCTGTTTGATGGATTGTTTAAACGATTGCTTGAACTCGTCAAATTGTTCCAGAATGGTTTCAACGCTTCATTTAGATTCGATGGTGTTGAACGCCTTCAGAGTGCTTTAAAACGAATCGGTGAATTACTACAAGAGATATTTACAGATCCAAAAGTTGTGGCTTCATTCCAAACCATGCTTGATAAGATAGCTTATGCTCTAGGGCAGTTTGTTGGCTCGATAGGGACTATCGCTCTCGGGATAGGAGTCTTTATAGCCGAAAGCATAGCTAACGGCTTAGAGCGCCAAAAAGAGCGTATTAAGAGTGCTCTTGTGTCTCTATTTACCAACATAGGAAACGTAGCTGAGGTTGCTGGTAATATCGTTCAAGCTTTCTCAAATGGTTTTTACGATGTCATCACATCTTCTGGTGCGGTTCGTATAGGTAGTGCCATTGTATCTGCGTTTTTAAGTGCTGGTAGTACAGTAATCGAATTAGGCAGTAAGATAGCAGGAGATTTTGCTAAAGGAATTGAAAAAGCAATAGTCCCGAATGTTCCACAGTTAGTAAAAGCTTGGACAGGATTATTAGATGGCATTGCTCCTGTTTTTGAAAGTTTAGAATCACTGGTAAATGATGTTGGTGATGCGTTGAAACGTGTGTACGATGACAAAGCAAAACCATTTATTGACTCTTTGACAAGTGGTTTTGGTCAGTTGATGAAAAGCTTTTTGGATGGGTGGAATACTTACCTCAATCCAGTTCTATCAAAATTAGGCGAAAAGTTTTCGGAAGTTTATGACGCTCATGTAAAACCAGCTATCGATAGTCTCTCTATGCTTTTAGGTAGTTTTTTTGATTTTTTCAAAGCTGCTTGGGAAGACTTTGTTTCGAATGTAGATGTCGAAAAATTCATGGAGATTCTTAGTGGATTAGTAGAAGTTGTCGGTACAACGTTGATCAATGCTATTGCGGCACTCTCTGATATTATCAGTGGTCTTGCTCAAGCTCTATCTGGTTTGATTGATTTTGTAACGGGTGTTTTTACAGGTGATTGGGATTTAGCTTGGACCGGAATTAAAAATCTATTTTCCGGTATTATCAAATCTCTCTTGGCCGCGCTTGGAATTGACATCGATTCGATGATTGCAGAGTTCACACGTTGGTGGGAATCTGTTAAGACCATTTTTGCACCTGTTGTTCAATGGTTCAAAGATAAGTTTAAACAAGCCTGGGATGCCATTGTTGCTATCTTTACCGGTATTGGTTCTTGGTTTTCTCAACGCTACAATGAGTTAAAAAGCAATCTTGCTTCTATTCCTGATTGGTTCAAAGACAAATTCCGTAACGCGTGGACAGGTTTGACAGGTATCTTCAATCCTATTGCAAGTTGGTTTGCAGGGAAGTGGAATAATGTCCAATCTGCTCTTGCTAGTATACCAGGGTGGTTTTCTTCAAAATTCCGCGAAGCATATAACAATGTCAAGAATGCATTTTCGGGTATTATCGGCTTCTTTAGCGGACTTTGGGGGCAAATACGCTCAACGTTTACTCATGTTGGAACTATGGTAGGAAGTGCCATTGGCGGTGCTGTACGTAGCGTTATTAACGGGGTGCTTGGCACGGTAGAAAGCACAATCAATAGTGGTATCAGCTTACTCAATGGCGCTATTAGCGTGATTAATAAATTACCTGGTGTAAATATTGGTGGCTTTAGTTACATTGGACTACCTCGACTCGCTCAAGGTGGCTTTGTTAAGGCCAACACACCACAAATTGCCATGATTGGTGACAACAAGCATTACGGTGAGATTGTTGCTCCAGAAAATAAAATGCTTGAAATGGCACGTCGTGCAGCGGAATTGTCAAATAATGGCGGTGGACCAGAAGTTCTAGCCTTACTGACACAGTTGTTACAAGCGGTTCGTGCTCTTGATTTGACAATTGATGGTGATAAAATCACCAAGAAGATTGTAGATAAAATCAATGAAATTGCAATTAAAACAGGGGAATCCCCCCTCATGATTTAGGAGGTATGCATGAGTGAAATATCAGTAGGTGGAGTAGCTCTTGCTTCTCCAGTTGAAATTAGCATCAATAATGAGATTATCTGGTCATCTTCTACGGGTCGTAGTGCTAGTGGATTGATGACGGGTGACGTCATTGCAGAAAAACGTACATTCTCCATCAAATGGGGAATTATCACAGAAGCAGAAAGAAATCTTATCAAGTCTAAATTGGTAGCCGGATTTTTTACTGCAAACATTTTAGGACAGTCTATCACTGGTTATCGCGGGACTATCACAGAGACAGTAATGGGGCGTCTGAGTGACGGTGTGACCTATTACAACGGCTTATCTGTATCTATTATCGAGCAGTAGGAGGAATTATGCTAGAAGTAACATCAGATTATATCAAAGCAATAGAGAACCATCTGCGCGTGTTTGAGGCTAACTTTGACTTAAATGGTAAGAGATACACAAAAACCAAAATTGCATCAGCTACTTACGACAGTTCCATCGGTAATAGTAATGATTTTACAATTGGTGGTGGGTACATCAATAGTCTAGAAATTGAAATTAAAGAGATTATTGAAGGTCTGCAAGAAATGATGCCGGCAACAATGTCGGTAGCAATTGCGGGTAAAACCGTCCCACTTGGCAAGTTTTTTGTTACCGAGGTCAAGCTAGATCGTAATGATAAAAAGACCAAAATTAAGCTACAGGACGAGTTTGTTAGATTGTCTGGTGCTTATGATAGTCAGCTTACTTATCCAGCTTATACAAGGGATATTTTATCAGAAATCGTGAGATTGACAGGTATCACGACAGATACTAATATCCAATTAGTAAATGATCAAGTTGCGAAGAAACTAGAAAAAACAAGCTATCGTGAGGCGTTAGTTTATTTAGCGCAATTATCAGGAAGTTTCGTCAGATTTAATCGTAATGGGAAGCTTGATTTTATCAAGCTAAAGACAACATCAAGACATATCACAAAAGATATGTATAAGCCAAGTGGATTAGAACGTGACGAGATACCTTACAGGTTGAAAGGTATTGAGTGTAAGTCTGCTGATAAGGTTGTGTATAAATCAGGATTGTCCACAGGTAATATCATGAAGTTAAAAAATCCATGGGTTACACAAGAAATTCTGGATCGTGTCTTCAATGAATACCGTGATTTTAACTTTTATCCATATACATTGTCCTGGCGTGGTGATATGGCCATGGAATCCGGTGACTGGGTTACAGTACACTGGGATGAAAATATCTATTTTGATATTCCAATGCTGTCCTACAAACTTTCGTTTGATGGTGGTTTATCTGCCCATAGTAGTGGAAATGCTGCTGGAGCTGCACAAGGTACTTATAAATATAAGGGGTCCATGCAACGTCAAATAGAGTATTTGGACGAACTTATCACTAAACAAGGTAGTATGTACCTTGATACATCAAGCCCTACCAAACCAAAAAATGGAGATATATGGTTTAAACCTAATGGTGGCTATGTTGAAATGTGGGAACATGTAGAAGGTTCATGGGTTAAAAAGGCAGACAGCGCTAATGTCGGAGAAATTGTCAATACGATAACCACGGATGAATTGCTAGCAAAAAAAGTCTCTGCAGCGATTGGTAATTACATTACGTTAAATGCCAAAAGTATAACTGCTGGAGATCTGGATTTAGCACGTTTGCGAATCATGAATGGTTTGCAAGAGATTGTTTCCGTACGTGACGGCAAAGTTGTGATGAACATTGATAAGCTCACAATAAACTCTAAAGATGTAGCGACGAAAGAAGATCTAAAAAAAATTGAACTGACTCCTGGACCTCAAGGGGAACGTGGGCAACAGGGAGTGCCTGGTATCCAAGGGTTGCGAGGCCCGAAAGGGGACCCTGGACCACAGGGAGCAATAGGTCCTAAAGGAGACCGAGGGGAGAAAGGTGAGCGTGGAGAACGTGGGCCACAAGGAGACCGTGGCTTACAAGGTCTACAAGGCTTGCAAGGTGCTAAGGGTGACCAAGGGATTCCAGGGCCTAAAGGTTCAGATGGACGGACTCAATACACTCACATGGCTTACGCTGACACTGTAACAGGTGGTGGTTTCAGCCAGACAAATTCTGACAAAGCCTATGTGGGAGTGTATGTTGACTTTAATGCAACTGACAGTAGAAACCCTGCTGATTACCGCTGGAATAAGTGGAAAGGTCCAGATGGAAAGAATGGAAAGGATGGACCTCAAGGTATTCCAGGTAAGCCTGGGGCAGATGGACGTACGCCTTATTTTCACAGGGCATGGGCTAACTCTGCTGATGGCCGTGATGGTTTTAGTACAACAGATAGCACGAATAAGCGTTATCTAGGTACGCTAACAGACTTTACCGCAGCTGACAGTCAAGATCCCGCACAGTACAAGTGGACGGCCTTGTTTGGGACGACAGAACAAGGTGGGAATATTCTGCTTAATTCTGGTGTTGGTTGGAGAAATAAGCATCAGCAGGATTTCGTATTAGCTGAGCCTTTAAAAGCTGGAAAACAGTACACTTTGAGCGTGAAATGGTGGAGACGTGATAATAGTACCTTGAACTTCGGATTTCGAGAAAATTCTAGTGACAGTTATCAGTGGAAGAACCTAACATATAGCTTTGAGTTGGATGTTTGGACTGCAACTTTTACCTCTAATAAAAATCTTAACGCTGGTGATACTGTTTCATTCTTCACCGTAGAACTCGAAGGAATTGGTAATGCTGACTGGGCAGTTTTAACAGTTGGAGCTATACCTATTACTAGTTGGCAACCTCACTGGTCAGAGACTCAAAAACAGCTTGACTCTAAAGCTGACCATAAATTGACTAATGAGCAATTAAATGCGCTAGCTGAAAAAGCTCAACTTCATGACGTTGAGCTAAAAGCTAAAGCAACAATGGATCAGTTCAGTGATTTAGAAAAAGCCTATAATGCCTTTGTAAAATCAAATGCAGAAAGCCAAAAAAAATCTGAATCTGATTTAATCGAAGCGGGCAGAAGAATTGAGTTTTTATCAATAGAATTTGGTGGCTTGAAAGAGATGAAAAAGTTCATCGATACCTATATGAGTGCTTCAAATGAGGGGCTCATCATTGGAAAGAACGATGCTAGCTCATCAATAAAAGTCAGTCATGATAGGATTTCCATGTTTTCTGCAGGTAAGGAAGTAATGTATATTAGCCAAGGGGTGATTCATATTGACAACGGTATTTTTACCGCGTCAATTCAAATTGGACGCTTTAGAACAGAACAGTATTATCTTGACAAAGATGTGAATGTTGTTCGATATGTAGGAGGTTAAAAAGAGGAAAATGACTAAATTTATCAATTCTAGTGGTCCATTGCACTTGAATATTTATATTGAACAAGTTAGTCAGGACATTGCTAACAACTCCTCTAAGGTTAGTTGGAGAGCTACCGTAGACCGAGATGGAGGTTACCGAACTTGGAACGCAGAAAATGGAAGTGTTTTGTCTGTATGGTTAAATGGTTCAAGTGTATATAAGAGCAATTTAAGTTTCGAGACAGAGGGACAAGAAACGACTCTCGCGTCTGGTGAAGCTACTATTCCTCACAACAGTGACGGAACAAAGACTATGTCTGTCTGGGCATCTTTTGACGCTAACAACGGAATTCATGGCAACATTACAATTTCGACGAATTATACATTCGACAAAATTCCTAGGTCTACGCAAATTTCTAGCTTAGAAGGAAATCGAAATTTAGGCTCACTTCATACCGTTATATTCAATCGAAAAGTTAACTCATTTACTCATCAAGTCTGGTATAGAATTTTTGGAAGCGAATGGATTGACCTAGGGAAGAACCATGGGACAAGTGTATCCTTTACCCCGTCTTTAGATCTTGCTCGACACTTACCTAAATCTAGTTCCGGACTAATGGACATCTGTATTCGAACATATAATGGGTCTACTCAAATTGGAAGCGATGTGTACTCTAATGGCTGGCACTTTAAAATCCCAGACAGTGTAAAACCTACCTTCACAGGTCTTTCATTAACTGATATGAATACGGTCGCAAGACGGCTTTTGAGTGGAAATGACTTTTTACAAATCATTTCAGATATCCAAGTAAACTTCAACAATGCGTCTGGCGCCTATGGATCTACTATTACAGGATATCGAGCTGAAATTGTTAATAAAAAAATGGTCGTAACTAAAAACGGTGGTAGTTTTGGTATCATGAACTTTAGCGGTTTAGCTACTATTCGAGCTTATGTTGTCGATAGTCGGGGTAAACAATCAGATACTAAAGATATTACTATCAACGTTATTGAGTATTATGCCCCCTCCTTTAGCTTCTCCGCACTTAGAACTAGAGGCAATCCAAATACATTGCAAGTGTTAAGAAATGCCAGAATAGCCCCTATAATGCAGTCAGGAAAGCAAAGGAATGTAATGTCCTTAACTTTCAAAGTTGCTCAGATAGGTAATGAGAATTTCACGGATGATAATGGGAGTGCATCTGGTAATTTTACAAGTGTTCATACATTGACTAATTCAGCTGCTAACATGGCGGGGAATTATCCATCGAATAAATCCTTTGTGATTATTGGTAAGCTTGAGGACAAGTTTACAAACGTTGAATTTTCTACAACAGTAGCAACTGAAAGCGTAGTAATGTCCTATGATAAGAACGGACGTATAGGCATCGGTAAGGTTGCAGAATTTGGGAAACCAGGCTCATTAGATGTTCTAGGCGATATCTACTCGAATAACAAGCCAATTCAGCAGTATCAGCTGACTAATGCTTATGGTGGCTTAAGTAGAGGTAGCGCTCAATGGGATGATATTTGGAGTAAGCAAGGAACTGAGTTTGGTTGGAGAAATGGAAAGTACGCAGATAACCCTACTGGCAACGATTGGGGACTATTTCAAAACTATTGGCTTGACAGTTGGAAAGGCGTGCAATTTTTTACAGGGATAACATCGAATAGGTTTTTCTTTAGAACCTATAACAATGCCAATAAATGGTCTCCAACGCAATGGAAAGAGATTGCTACCAAAGATGACATTCAGAGCCCACCTTGGCAAAATGCCATTTTACAAAATGGATGGAACCATCATCCTGAGTATGAAAAAGTGCAGTTTTCAAAAACGTTCGACGGGATTGTGTATTTAAAAGGGACGTGTAAAGGCGGAAAGACTACCCGTGAGTCAATTATCTTTACTTTGCCTGAAAATTTCAGACCATCCACAACGCTATTCAAAACCGCTTTAAACAATGACTATGGCCCTGCCGTTGTCGGGATTTATCCAGGAGGTAACGTAGTCGTCAAGGGGAACGTTGACGCTACATGGCTCAACTTTGACAACGTATCATTCAAAATTTAAGGAGGAAATATGAAACTAGAATATGGCTCAAAATCACAGGAATTTGATGCAAGTGGAACAGCATCAGCTACCAAGGTCACACTTGTCAACTCAAATGGTGCTATCGTACCTATCATGCTACCGGCTGATAAAATCAGCTTGTCCAATACTGAGCTTTTTGAGTTAGCTCTGGAGGCCCTTTATCAAGAGAATTTCCCACAACGTGCCGAAAACGAGAAGTTCAATAAGGTAGATGAACAAATCCAGAAAAACAAAGAGATGACCGCAAAGATGGAGCAAGCGACCGTGGAAAACAAGGAGAACCTTGACACGGTTTCAGCTATCACTGAGGTTCTCATCGCCCTAGCCATCTCTCAAAATGGGGGTATGCCTACTTATGCTTACAACAAAGTGGCTGAGTTCATCAAACCGCTTGTTAAAAGTACACGGTATGGAAACGGCGATATCGTCGCTATGCCATATCCGTTTGACACCAATCCGAAATGGCCAAAAGGAACCAAGACTATTTTCAAGTTCCAAATGCAAGCCACAGAAGGCTACACTTGGAAAGAACAGGCTCTTGCTGAGATGCTTCAGCAAGGTGTGCTGACCGTGGTCATGCCACGTATTGAGTAAAAGGAGGTTATATGCCAATTGAAGAAGCTGAAAAAATCGCTCAAAGTCAGGTAGCTTGGGCGATTTTGTTTATCTTACTTTTCTTTATTATCATTCGATATCTTATCAAGACCTCGGACAAGCGAGAGAAGAAGATTATGGATTTGCACGAGCAATCAAAGGCCGACTCTAACAGACGAGAAGAGCGTTTGATGACTCACCTAGAAAAGACCACTACAGAATTAACTACAATTACTCATACGGTCGGTGACATTCAGAAAGAAATGGTCCGCATGAACGACCGCATGGAAGAAATCGAAAAAGGAGAATAACATGCAACAAATCAATGAAATTATCGCAAAC